ACGGATTAAAACACTTCCAAAGAGCGCCAATTTCCACTAAAATGGAAGGCGATTTTGAAACTGGAAACGTTAGATACAAATCTAGAGAGAGATACTCATTCGGGTTCTCTGACTGGAGAGGTATCTTTGGTTCACCGGGAGCATAATTACTCTTAACTTGTGGGGGCTAGTCCCCCACATTTAACAACCTAGTAAAATAGTTGTGCAGACTGGCTAGGCAGACGGTATAAAGACAGCACAGCGAATGGTTTATACAACCAAGGAGAAAAACAATGGCTAATACAAGCTTTAGTGGTCCGGTAAGATCTAAAGGTAATTTTAAATTATTTACTGAGACTGCATCTACAGGATTAGACAGCGATAGAACTTTAGGTACAACAGCTAAAGACGCTAGAAGATTCTATTTAGACGAATGGTTTTTACAAAGACCGGGTCTAAATGCAAATATTGACCAAGTATCAACAGTTGAAGTTCAAAGAGCTTTGAATAGAAACTGGGAAGCACTTGGAACTAACGTAACCACTGCACTAGTTACATTTGCTACAACTTCAGCAGGAGTTTTAGCAACAACGGCAGGTGCAGACCAAGATCAAGCAATCTTAACACCTCACTTAGATACTGCCGCAACAGCGTGGGCAGGTTGTCTATGGGGAACAGAAAACGAAGTACATTGGGAAACATCTATTATGTTACCAGCAATTGATAACCAAAATGTATGGGCTGGACTAAAATTAACAAACGCTCCAGAACTTGCAACTGATGATGATCAAGCATACTTTAATTTCTTGACAGATGCAGACAACTCTGGTCAATCATTTAGTGATTTTACAAAGCTACACTTTATTTATAGTGTTGGTGGAACTGACTACATTAGTCAATTACCAATAACTGTAGCAGCAAACACACCTTATCATTTAAAACTGGAAATAGACAGCGATAGAAAAGTTACTATTTTTGTAAATGGTATACAGTATAATGTTACACAAACTTCTGGTTCTACTGGAGGAACAGCGGTAACATCTGTACAACCGGGAACAGCGGCTACTAAATCTTTAGCATTAACTGATGATGTTGACTTTATTCCTTACAACGGAATTGAAGCTAACGCAGGTGCGGCTGAAGCATTAAACACTCACTACATTTGCATGAGCAGAAACGTATACGAGTAAAATAAATAATTAGTGGGGCTTCGGCCCCACAGTTCTTAATTAAGGAGGGAACATGGCAGATACAGTTACAGGACCGACTATCCTACAACAAAATGACAATCGCGTCGTAATCAAAATAGTCAATCAATCAGACGGAACAGGAGCAACAACAGTTTTTGGTGATGTCTCAGCAATGGATGCTAGAGCAGACGGAACCGCTGTAGCACACTTAGCTTTACTTAGAGTTTGGTATTCTTGTCAAGGTGGTGATGGAGGAGACTCTTACGCACGTTTAGATGAAGAAGATTCAGATGGTGATATCCCTATAATTGGATTAACAGGAGCAGGCTACTGGGACTTTAGAGAGTTTGGTGGTATACCAGCAGATAAATCTAGTAATAGTAATGAAAGTGATGTTAACTTTGTTGTACCGGGTGCCGCGGACTCTGGTAATATGTACACAGTTATTGCAGAATTCCAAAAAATCTATTAATAATATCTAAAAGGAAATAAAAATGAAAAAAGTAAAAAAATTTAGAAAAAAATATAATTTAGGAGGAGAGGCAAAAAAAGGACCTAAACTCGGACGTAAACCCCGAATGGTTTCTCCGCGAAAAAAAATTTCTAAAGATGTTAATACACCCGGAGAATCACAAAGAGCATTTCAAGGAAAGATAGATCTTATGATTTCTAAAGCTGAAGGTGATTTTAATAAAATGATAAAAAATTTTAGAGCTAAAACTAGATCGTAGTGATTAGTAGGTCTTCAATGCCAAAACAATTAACAGGTCGTCAAAAAAAGACGATGAAAAAACACTCAAAACATCATACAAAAAAGCATATGGCTTCTATGAAAAAAGCTATGAAAAAAGGTAAAACTTTTACACAAGCTCATAAAAAGGCAATGAAAAAAGTAGGTAAGTAATGGCAACGTCAAGTACCAATACTTTCAACTTAGATGTAGATCAAGTCATAGAGGAAGCATTTGAAAGATGCGGAATAAATTCTAGATCTGGTTATGATTTAAAAAGCGCAAGACGTTCACTTAATATTATGTTAGCTGAATGGGCTAACAGAGGTATTAATCTTTGGACAGTTGAGCTTCGTACAAAAACATTAACAGCAAGTACAAGTAGTTATACTTTAGATTCTGATCTTATTGATATATTAGAAGCTGTTTTATTTACAACAACTGATACAACAACTGATATAGAAGTTGATCGTATTAGTCGTGCGGAGTATTTAAATATATCTACTAAATCTTCAGAAGGCACACCAGTACAATATTTTTTACAACGAGGAGCTTCTACTCCAACATTGTATTTATATCCAACACCAGATGCGGCTCATACTTTTAAGTATTGGGGGCTAACTAAAATACAAGATGCTGGTAATTACGAAAATGAATTAGAAGTACCTACAAGATTTTTACCTTGTTTAACTTCTGGTTTGGCTTATTACACTTCTGTAAAAAAAGCACCAGAGAGAACACCTTTACTAAAACAATTGTATGAAGAAGAATGGCAACGTGCTTCTGAAGAAGATAGACCACGTTCCAGTTTCTTTGCTACACCAGAAAGAGGAGTTATCTAATGGCACATGCAGCAGGTAAATATGCAAAAGCAATATCTGATAGAAGTGGTATGGAGTTTCCTTACAATGAAATGGTAAAAGAATGGAATGGATCTTTAGTACATAAATCAGAATTTGAAGCTAAACATCCACAGCTAGAAAGACAACAACACAAACCAGATGCACAAAGTTTAAAAGATGCACGTCCCGCGCGCGTAGAACCCCTAACAGTTTTTGTTGGCGGTGGAGGATTTTTTGAATATAATAATAGCATGGAAGTTTCTAGTAAAAAATCACCAATGGTTGGTTTAACCGTTGGCACAGTTACCGTGAGCACATCATAATGGCCGTTACATATTCAGAACTAACAACACAAATTTTAAATTATACTGAAGTAAGTACAGACGTATTATCTTCTACTATTACAAATGATTTTATAGAACACACAGAAAATAGAATATTTAGGGACATTGATCTAGACGTTTTTAAATCACATCAAACAGCCAATCTTGTAACAAGTAGTCCTTTCTTATCATTACCGGGCGGAACAACGCCTACACCAACATCACTTGGTACAGTTAGAACATTTCAAATTTACCCAGCTTCTGGAACGCCAACAAGGACATTTTTAGAACAACGAGATATTAGTTTTATGAATGAATATTGGCCAGACAGAACATCTACGGGAACACCTAGATATTGGGCTTGGTGGGATCATAACTCGATTTATGTTGCACCAACGCCGGATTCAGCGTATAACGTGGAATTAGGAATTACTAGATTACCAACAAGACTGTCTAGTAGTAACACAACCTCTTGGTTGGGTAATAATGCACCAGCACTATTACTTTACGGATGTCTTGCAGAAGCCTTCAAATTCTTGAAGGGACCAGCGGAAATGCTGCAATTATATGAACAATCATATCAACGTGCTCTTCAAGAGCTTGTCATAGAACAACAAGGAAGACACCGAAGAGATGAATATATGCACGGGGCGTTACGTACTCCTCTGCAATCACAAAACCCATAGGAGGATAAAACATGGCTATAACTCAAGCTGTATGTACAAGCTTTAAACAAGAGTTGCTAGTTGGCACTCATAATTTTACAGCAACAACTGGTGATACTTTTAAAATAGCATTGTACACAAGTTCTGCTTCTTTGGATGCAACCACAACTGCTTACTCAAGCTCGAATGAAGTTTCAAATTCTGGAACATATACTGCTACTGGTGGATCACTAACAAGTGTAACACCAACGACAAGTGGTACAACTGCAATTTGTGATTTTTCTGACATATCTTTTACGTCAGCAACAATCACTGCAAGAGGAGCATTAATTTACAATAGCACAGACTCTAATAAAGCTGTTGCTGTTTTAGATTTTGGTGGCGATAAGACATCTACAAGTGGAACATTTACAATTCAGTTTCCAACAGCCGATGCAGACGACGCTATATTACGATTAGCATAGGAGAAAATAAATGGCATTAGTCATTAATGATCGTGTAAAAGAAACTACTACCACAACGGGAACAGGAGCTGTTTCTCTTGGTGGTGCTGTAACAGGTTTTGAAACTTTTGCTGCTGGTATAGGTAATAGTAATACAACGTATTATGTTATTGCTCATCAAACAGCGGCAGAATTTGAAGTAGGCCTTGGCACACTAGATGGTGATAGTTCTGATCTTACACGTACAACAGTTATATCTTCTTCAAACAGCGATAGTGCTGTTGATTTTGCAGCAGGAACAAAAGATGTTTTCTGCACAATGCCAGCAAGTAAATTGGTATTTGAAGATGCTAGCTCTGATGTAACTTTACCAAACGATCTTATTTTAGGATCAGATTCAGCCGTACTAAAATTTGGTGCTGATTCTGATACAACTTTAACACATACAGACGGCACAGGTTTAACTTTAAATAGTACTAACAAACTTCTTTTTAGAGATTCTGCTTTATATATTAATTCATCTACTGATGGTCAATTAGATATTGTTGCGGATACAGAAGTACAAATAGCAGCTACAACAATAGATATTAATGGTGCAGTTGCACTTAACGGAGCTATTACTGGTGCTACTAATATTACTTTATCTGGTGAACTAGATGCAGCAACATTAGATATTTCTGGTGATGCTGATATTGATGGTACATTAGAAGCAGATGCTATTACTATAAACGGTGCGACTTTAGCAGAAACTATTTCTGATACAGTTGGGGACATGGTAAGCTCTAATACAGAAACAGGAATTACTGTAACTTACCAAGACGGAGACAATACTTTAGATTTTGCTCTTGGTGCGGCGCAAACAACAATTACATCTTTACTTGCAACAGATATTAAAATTGGTGAAGATGATCAAACAAAAATAGATTTTGAAACTGCTGATACAATTAATTTTTATGCAGGAAATGAAAAACAATTAATACTTACAGACGGTGCTTTAACACCGGGTGCTGATAATATCTTAGACCTTGGTAGTGCTAGTGTAGAATTTAAAGATGCATTTTTTGATGGCACTGTAACAGCAGATGCTTTTGCAGGACCTTTGACAGGTGATGTAACCGGTAATGTTTCTGGAACTGCGGCTACAGTAACCACTGCGGCTCAATCAAATATTACTTCTCTTGGAACACTAACTACACTTACTATTGATAATGTAATTATCAACGGAACAACTATTGGACACACTGATGACACAGACTTAATTACTTTAGCAGACGGTATTGCAACTGTTGCTGGTGAAATATCAGTGACTACATTAGATATAGGTGGAACTAATGTGGCCTCTACTGCTGCTGAATTAAATATTGTAGATGGTAATACATCTGCAACATCTACTACTTTGGCAGACGCAGACAGGCTAGTAACAAATGATAATGGAACGATGGTGCAGGTAGCACTGTCTGATGTAAAAACGTATTTAACAAGTGCAGGATTTTC